TCATCCCAGTTAAGTTCTTTGTTCTCTAGATATGCCTGTGCTGCTTCATGGAAGTCAGTTCCACGAGCAGTTGCCTTCTTAGTAATACGATTTGCTTCTTCAATACCAACTCGCTTACGCCAGTTAATAAAGATTTGCCTATTATAAAAGGAAGTAACCGAAGTAATAGAAGGAACCCACTGACCATCGGGAAGATGATACAGTCGGCAACCAGGAGTTTCTTTTTTATCTAATTCAAGATCACCAAGAAAATTACAATGCTCAAAGGTCATAAATTAAGTTCCAATTTAGAAATGAGATATTCTTTACACAGTCCTGACCTAACAATATCTTCTACTCCAAATTCAATAATGTCAACTGATGGCATTATTCTTAGAACTCTCATGAAATCAGCAATACCACTTCTTTCATTTTGTTTTACAAGGTCAGTCTGAGTAGCATCACCACAGAACATAATCTTGGTGTTCTCTCCTACCCTTGTTATTATACTATCTAACTCGTGAAAATTCAAGTTCTGAAATTCATCTACGATAATAATAGCATTATCAAATGTAGTACCACGTATAAATGATGTACTCCAAAAATCAATTGTTCCTTGAGTCTTTAGATTGCCATAGAGCATTTCAAAGTCTGCTTCACTTGGCATCTCAAACATATACTTTACCATATGCTTGTAAGGAATCTGATAAAGTAAGGACTTATCATCGTGGTCACCAGGTAAGAATCCAATCTCCCTAGTAGCAACAAGTGACCTTACAATATAGATTTTTTCAGCATGACTATGAGGGTCTAATACATCTTGCAATGCATTGTACAAGGTAATAAAAGTCTTACCAGTTCCTGCTGCACCATAGGCAACAAGATTCTTACCACTCGCATAAGAGTTAAACAATAGTTGCTGATTATCTGTAAGAGGATCAATGTCTCTTAAAAAATCTGTATTAATTGGTTTCTTTCTTTTCATCTGCTTTGCGGTGAGTCCAACTCCTATTGGGTCAGCTGCTGATTTCTTTTTTCTTGGCATACTAATCGTTCCCCTGTGTTGTACCAATGTTTCTAGTTCGTGCTAAACGTCCAGAAATACCACCTGCTTTTTCAGAATTCTTCAGAACTTCACCCCAACCAGGATTTTTATTAACTAGTTTATCTCTCCACTCTCCAACTTCTCCACTACCAGGTACAGTAGAAGGGTCTGACCAATCTCTAATCCAATCTGGATTATCTTCACACCATTGAGTCCACTTAGTGACACTCATTGCGACTTCTTTCTGTTCACCAGTTTTCTGATTAACGACAGGGTATGTTGCCATATGAATACAATAGGGGGTAGTTATTTAGCCCACTCAAGGGCTTCTGAGACCGTAGGGAATTGTTCGGTAAAGATAGACCGAATTGCTTCTACTACATCCATATGTTCTTTCTGTGTTCCATGTGCAGAACGTAGGTTAATATAATGTACCCACGATCTAACAGAACCAGTCATATAGATTCTTGTAGGTGTTGCTAGTGGGAGAACAAATCTCGCACACTCCTTTGCAACTCCCTCTTGTAACAACGCATTGTATAAATCCATTGCTTCAGAAAAATGCCTAGCAATAAGTGCTTGGTATTCTTCTTTCTTCTCTTGTGGTATATCATCATTACTATTCTGACGATTCTTTAAGTCCTGACTACGCAAATCAGGAACAGGAATACTAGTATCAAGAAGATTAGTATCAGCATATCTCTGACTAAACTCTTGGAAAGTAAAACTTCTATGTCTTAGTATCTGGGCTGCAAGTCCTCTGGTAGTATTAATCTCTACCGTCATGAATGCTTGCTCAAAGACACTCCAGTGACCGTGCTTGATGCAATACTTAAGAAGACCAGCAAAGTTATCATTACCTTGGTTCTTAGGATTAGAAACACGAGCAACATATGCCATTAACTTTTCAGCATCTGGTGTTACGCTGACTAATTTAATCATAGTTGTATCCACTCTCTATTTTGAATAGGTTCATCTTCATGTTCACGAATAAAAGGAAAACTAACAGACATTCTAGGAGTACTAGAAGTTGCTAAGTGTGGATGATGACAAGGAATCCAAATTGCATCACCTGGTTTCATATCAACATCTAATAAAGGTTGATCTGTTATATCCAACCCTATAGATGGTTGATTTATATCTTCTATTATATCCCATACTTTAAAATTTGTCTCCCCCTCACACTGAACTATAACATTATCACTATTATCAAAGTGAATTCCAAAGGGGTGTACTGCCTCCACATTTTTACACATATAAATGTGAGCATCAGTAGGTTTATTATATTCTTCTTCTATACTCTTAGCAAAATCATTAATCTTTCTATTACACCTAGACATCTCTTTAATGTAACAAACATATCTCTCAATAATATCTTTCAATATATGTGGAGGAATAGACTGTCTGTTAGTAACCCACCTATCTGTTTCCCAACGAAGATTTTTTCCATACTCTTCTGGAAGATTGACTATAAATCTGTCCATAGTCATCAACGAACGGTTATTAACAAGGTCAGATAATTCTTTCCAAGATAATAAATCAGGACAATAATCCTTCTCAAACTTAGGACTAAAAGACTTCATCATAATCATCATCAGATTGTGGAGTCATTTCTTTATAGTTCTCATACTTATAAGATTCTGTACCATCATATAGTTCAGATTCTAGTTCCTCCACAATCTCTTTAAGAGCTCTTACAAGAACTTTTAACTTTCCTTTATTCATTTAATAAAGTACTTGTTAACCACTTCTATTTGATCATGATACCTAGCAATCTTATCTACCTCTTCCTGAATTGCTTCTGTAATATCTGAGTGCTCCCCAATACCTGCAGGATGCTCTAGATAGACATTTACATTTGCTTTATGTTTTTCAATTTCACCAGTAGCATGTGCTAACACTGCTCTGATTAGTTGTTCACGCATGTGGAGTGCCATAACTTATACTCGTTTCTAAAATTATACATTAAAAAAGGGGGTATGTAAACCCCCTTCTTTATTCCTTAAGCAGATACAAGTTCCTTTGTGAACTTGATACCACGATAGGTTTCTTGAACCTTCTCTGTCTTTGCTGCTTTGCGTGTATCAGTGTCGTAAGAGACACCACGATAAGTGACTTGTGCCATTGTGTTTACTCCGAAGTAGTTGGGATTTTGGCCCCGTTCCTTCAGTCAACTTTTGCGTCCTATGATAAAACTTTCACAGGGCTCTGATACTTTAGTCTTAAGATAGTCAATAAGGTATTCCCTAGAGTCTTTACTAAGATTAGAATCAAAAAGAACTTCCATTCTTGTTTCATTCCACGTTACACAATCCATATCCCAGTGGGAGTAATTGTGCTCTGTGAGCATTAGTGCCAGCAGTTCTAGTCCTAACATTGGATGAACGAACCCGTTCCGAGTCGGCTTACTTGCGTCCTGAATGTATCAGGATGAACGTATGTGTTAATACTAACACAACCATACTATATAGTCAAGTAATTTTGTAAAACAGGATACAATTTTATATTAATTTAAGATTTACTGGTAATAATTAACATCTTCACCCACTGAATTAGGGCAAAGCAGTTGTCCTGCTAGTTCACTTGCTTGTTCATTACTCTCACACAATTTAGTCATCCACATTCTCTCTTGCAATTCAACTTCACCATCTGTTGATATCATACGACAACAAATGTCTATAATTTTATTTCTGTAATTGATGCTTAACATGTTCTATTGCTGCTGGTAAGATGGAATACTCCACTCTTTGAATGGATTTCGTTAAAGATACTATATCATCATCTGGCAGAATTGGGATCTTTCTTTGAAGAATTATTTCACCACCATCTAATTCATTATTCACATAATGTACAGTAACTCCTGTAACATCATCACCACTATCTAGGGATTGTTCTATCGCATGTAGTCCTTTATACTTCGGAAGTAAAGAAGGATGAATATTAATAATTCTATTAGGAAAAGACTCTACAAATTTAGGAGAGATGATTCTCATATATCCAGCAAGGACTATGAGATCTACTCCTACCCATTTGAATTCATTAATTATCCAACTCTCATTTGTGCTATATGCACAAGGAATTCCAAATTTTTTTGCTCTTTCAAAAGCACCACACTGTTGTTTATTGGCTATCATTAAGACAACCTCGTCTTTAGTACATGTTCTAAGTATGTTCTCGAAGTTGGTTCCGTTACCAGAACACATAACACCTAGTCTCATAGCACTGGATACTCCTCGTTTCGTACAAACTCTGTTTTCTTGGTCTTAAAGTCTTCCATTAATCTTTGAACTTGTTTCTTATCAAGTCCAGCAAGTGACTCACAATTTTCTAAGCACCGATAGATACATTCTCTATCACTTATGGGTGGATTAGTTTCCCACCCTTGCTCATCATAATACTTCTTACCCTCAGTGACTTGTGCTTCTACTTTAGCAAGATCTAATCTTAACTTAGAAGGATTCTTGTAACTATGCTTCTTAGTCATTCCTGCAATTCATCTAACCTATATGCTGGATATTTAGGTGTGTTGTGAAACTCCTTTAGTGCCTCTAACATAATCTCTTTTAACTCTACCCTCTCTTTATCAGTGTAGATAGGTAATTTTTTAAACTTACCTGGTGGTAAAATTGGTTCTCCATTTTCATCATGAGGATATACATTATCCATACATCCCTCAACTGATTCACCACTCATTCCTTGAGTATCAATCTTCTCAGTCATAATTCTTCCTCACTTTCCAATCAGCATACATCTGACCATACATCATACCTTCATGAGCTCCTATCTTAGACCCACTAAGTAGTTCTCTTTGCCTCTTAGTTATATTGATACCATCCATAGCAGCATACTCACTCTCCCAAGTAGGAAGATCTTTTCTCATTTGTTCATTCATAAAGGGTTACCATTCTTATCAACTAGTCCAAGTTTTTGTACCTGACCTAGATTGGATTTTTCTGCTTTCTTAATCCTCTTATATTCTTTAAGGATTTTATCTATCTCATTCTGAGATACTTTAACATTTAATTTAGCACCTTCTTCTTTAGAAACTGCTCCTCCAAAACCTTTTACTTCCTCTTCGTTCTCCTTTGATTCTAAGTAATCATTAATACCAATCTGAATGTCTGCCTCGATAATGTCATTGATTTGAGCTCTAAGTAACTCATCGTTATCTTTATTTTTAGGCATTAGACTTTCCTCTTTTTCTTTGTAGAAGGAGCTTTTGCTCCCCATAAATTAGGTCGTATTGTACCAGCACCATAGGTAATATCCTGTACAGAAGTTTTTCCATACCTATCACAATACATATCAAAAACATTTACCATCTTGGTAGAACGAGTTACATCAAGATACTCCTTACCATCAACAATATACGTTACATTAAAAGCATCTGTAGGAAACATCTTATCCTCTGCTTTCTCTTTTGTTGTTCTTTCTAAGATAATCTGACAAGAATATGCAGAAGTATCAAATTTAGGTTGTGGTTTAGCTTCTAATTTCTTTTTCTCTTCAGTAGTTGCTTTAGTGGTCATGATCTTCCACCCCACGAAACATCAGGATATGCTTGCTTCACAACATCCAAAGGAACCTTATACAACTCTTCTAGTTTCTTATCTTTTGTTTTAACAAGAACTTCCGACTCTGAAGGATGCAATCCCTCAAGAAGATTAATAAACATCATCTCTCTACGTAAACTGGTAAGACTATCATTACCACCCTTCACATAATGATAAAGGTTTTGATACTCTCGTCTTAAGGATGTTCTACCCCTACCATTCAAGTCCTGACCAGTTGCTGATTCGCCTCCTGCTGCCTCTTGACGGAGGTTGTCTGACAAAGTACCTTTATAGACATTCGCTTCCTTTAAATCGCCGTATGGAACGTCACCTGGTGGCAGCATACTAATGACAGATTCATCAAAGTTCCATATAAAGACCATCTTCAATGAATCATGTTCATAATTCTTGAGAACTTCTACCTTCTTTGCAGCAGAACGCTGCTTAGATGCTAGATCTAATACCTCAAATACAAATGGATTTGTAGGCAGTGAGTTGGTAGCAGGTGCTGCTTTAACTGTTCTCTTCTTTGCTTTAGAAGTTGCTGGTAATTTAGGACCAGTTGCCTTAGTCTTCGTCGTCGTTGTCTTCGCTGGTGTCATAATTGTTTTCAAAACGTACTGCTAAAATTTCATCTGGTGCAAGATTGCCATTGGCATCAAACATTTCTGGATGAGTGTATACTATTTGAGGAGTTGTCTCATAAGAATGTTGTCTTGCCAACCATCCTATCATACCTCCAACTAATAATGCAAGAATAGCAACAACTGTCGTAAGAGTCAAGGTTACTACTAGTGTTTCAGACATAATGCTCCTCCCAGAGATGTTTATTTTTTTCGGATGTCCAAGTAGAAA